GAATCGAAATCAACGACAGCATGTTCAGCGCCAGAGAGGTGCCTTGGCATGGACTCGGAACGGTGGTTGAGGAAGAGCTCACCGCCGTCGAAGCACTCAAGACAGCAGGACTGGATTGGGAAGTCATTCTCGCTCCTGCCATCGCCGAGGTGCCGGGAGTTGGCGACCAGCCAACGAACGCATTCTTCCCGATGACACTGATCGATGGTCAGTACCAGTTCGTCGGAAACGCCACCCGAGTGGTGAGCAGCAAATACCAGTTGTTCCAGAACGTCAATGCGTTCAGCTTCTTGGACAACCTCGTGGATCAGGGGCTCAAGTACCAGACTGCAGGATCTCTGCGGAACCGTGCATGGGTTTGGGCAACGGCCAAACTGCCGCAGTCCATCTTGCTCGCAGGTGAGGAAGAGCACGACGTGTACCTCCTGATCTCGAACAGCCACGACGGAACCAAGGCCGTCAGGGTCGACGTGACTCCTGTCCGTGTGGTCTGCCAGAACACCCTCAACTTCGCTTGGGGATCTTCACGGCGCTCTTGGTCAGCTCGTCACCTGAGCTCGATCGAAGGACGTGTCGAGGAAGCACGCCGGACGCTGGATCTTAGCTTCGCCTACCTCGATGACTGGAAGCTGCACGCAGAGCTCCTGCTCGCAACGGTATTCGATGACAAGAAGCTCATCACGCTGCTGGACGACGTTGTGGAAGACAGCCCACGGGCGGACATCCACAAGGACACCATCCGTCAACTCTTCGCAGAGTCACCCACCATCAAGGGAACCATTGCTGAGGGAAACGCATGGGGCGCAGTGAACGCCATCGGCGAATACTACGACCACATCCGATTCGCACAGGCGGACGGTCGGACCACTGAGAGCTCTCGTGCTCTCGGAACGTGGGAAGGCGTCGGAGCACGCACCCGCAACAAGGCTGCGAAGGCGTTGATCAGCCTCTGAGACAGCGCATCGTGGATGAGGAAGAGCCCCGCCTGTGAGCGGGGCTCTTTCTCATTAGGTTGTCAGAGCGGGATAGGAGTACCGCCGACCAGATGAGTGTAGCGCACGGATTGTGGGCGTGGTGCTCCACAGGTGTTACAGTTACCCACATGGACGCATTCATTGATATCGAAGACACCATTGATCCGACAATTCTCCCGCCTCCACCAGTGACCGACAAGGTAATTGGGACGGGCCCGAAAAAGGACGGCGGGCCAATCCTGCAGGATCGGTATGGACACCTTCTTCCTCACGGCACCCTAATTGCGAAAACGTGGGATGAGTCGTGGATCCGAAAAGTGATCGAGGTTGAGAAGTCGAAGGGGTACGCCATCTGTGGTGCCAAACGAAAGACGACAGATCTGTCTTTGGATGACATCGAGTCCGAAGAGCAAGCCAAGCTTGTGTGTAAACGCAGAGCTGGATGGGACACACCACACACAGGAGAAGGACGGTGCAGGACTCACGGCGGAATGGCCTCAATTGCCAACACCATTCACGGTGGCTACTCACTGATCAAACACAACAAACTCGGTCCTCGCATCGAGGAATTCTTCACCAACGTGAAGATGATGGACATCACCACGGCAATCGCTACGACCTACGCAGCGGCGGACGCCATGCTGGAAGGCGAGGACGAGATCACGGCACAGCGTGCGATGGATCTCGCAGCCATAATGACCCGCATCGCCAACATGATCAAGCAGCACAATGACATACAGGAAAAGCGCAGAATCTCGATCGAAGTACCAGAGTTCATGGCATGGGCCGAGTACTTCTACGAGCTCGCTGTGAAACACATATTGCAGGCAGGAGGAGATCCCGCACCATTCCTGCGGGACGCACAAACATTCTATGACCGTACAGTCACCATTGTTGTCGGACCTCAAGCAGGTGGAAACCGCCTTGGAACGAGCGGGGAAGTCAGTGATCTCTCGAATGAGGGCGTACCACGACCCTGAGTCGAAGACGCCCGAAGCTCGCAGAGCTCGCATAGACCCCATCTACTTCGGAGAGCGGTATGTCAAACCGCACGATGCACGCTGGACAACGGAGACAAAGCAGTTTCAGGTCGACATGGTGCACCACCTTCTCAGGGGTTCACGGTTTGACCCAGTGAACCTCGCCGAGCATCCGAATCCATCATCAGCAGAGGCGAAGACAAACAGCATCACGTCGTTCCGAACCGCATGGATCCCGATTGAGCACGCCAAGACAACATGGCTCTCCATCGTTCTTCCGTTGTGGGCTCTTGCTGTTGATCAGGAGTGCATGATCTGTCTGATCGGCAACCGGCAGAAGGACGCACAGAAAGCGCTCGGTCCCATCAAGTGGCACATCGCTCACAACCAACTCCTGCGTGCTGACTTTCCAGAGCTCAGGCCGGACGAGAAGGCTGGCTGGTCCGACGAGCGTATCTTCGTGGAGCGCAAGTCACGGTCGAAGGATCCATCGATCCAGACATCTGGCATCACAGGAACTATTCAAGGAACACGACTCGACTTCGTTCTGGGTGACGATGTTCAGGACCGCACACGAGCGCTGTCTGACACCAAGAACCAAGCTGATCAGGAGAACTGGCAGGAGATAATTGAGAACCGTGTTGTCGACGGCGGAGTCTGTGCGACGTATGGAACGCTGCAGACCAGCAGAGACCTCAACGCTGTTCTCTCTCGGTCTGAGGGCTACAAGCACATGCACCTCGCTGCTCGTGACACCGAAGGGAGGTACGGTCCTGTTGGAGCTCCGCTGTTCCTGAGTGAAGAGCGAATCTCCTCTGCACAGAAGAGGCAAGGTCCGAGGAGGTTCGCCAGAAAGTACATGAACGACGCCAAGGACGAGGGAGGCAAACTGCTCTCTGCTGGTCTCCTACACCTCGTCACATCAGGAGATGTTCCGTGGAAACAGCTGTCTCTTATACACATCTGACGCTGCCGTCGATGTCTCACCTATTCGAGGTGGAAAGGATTCTCGTGGTGGAAGATGGGCCCGGAATCTTCCCCGATGCCGACGACGACATGATCGAGAACTTCTACGACCAGTGGATCGACTTTGACGAGGGCAGACACGACGACAGACTCGATTCTGTGGAGAAGGCGGTCGAGGCGGCTATGATCTCTGCAACTGTTCCGCAGGAGAAGACTGATAGAGTACGAGAGGCTCTATCGAAAGCGAGCTTTGGGTGATCACCACATACGACCCCAACATGAAACCAAATATCCGGGCCATAGGTGACTTTCCAAACCTTGGTCAAGCAGAGTTCACCAGTCCTTACCGGCTGGATTCAACTCGTGTCAACGTCGATCTCGCACGAAAGCTCTACTACAACCAAGACCCACGGTACAAACTCGGCGCTGGTTTCGCTCGTCCCGCAATTGACGTTCCCGTCGGCTTCATGGGCATACCAAGACTGCACTCCGACGACAAGACATCCGACGCTCAGGAGTGGCTCGATCGATTCACCGAGGATCAGTCGGGCAACATCACCAAGGCGCACAAGATGTGTCTTCGTGACGGTGAGGTTCTGATCAGACTCAGGCCGAAGTACAGATCATCTGCCTACGCAAATCTCTACAACGCAGAAGACAAGGATCTCGAAGTTGCGCTCGTGCCGTCTGAGGCATTCGAGGGGATCGGCGAGGAAGAGGACAACGACGCTCTTCGTGGGATCAAGATCAAGCACGTCCTCCTGCAGGAAGACTCGGGCGGTCAACTCCAAGAGGTGATTCTGTACGAGCTCATCACCGCTGACAAGATAATCCTCAAGTACGAGAACAACGAGCGACCGGAGCGCACCTTCCCGAACCCGATGGGGTATATCCCAGCCGTTGTGCTGGAGAACGAACCGGAGCGCCACCAACTACACGCTGCGTCCGATCTCGAACCCGTCGAACCCTATCTCAAGTTCTACCACGATGTGATGCTCCACGCTGGTTCATCGTCAGCACTCCACTCGACAGCAAAGCTCATCCTGAGAGCTCGTGACGTTGAGCGGTTCGTCAAAAACAACTTCACCGACGTAGAGATCGATGAGAAGCGTCTCCGGTTCAAGAACAAAGACGTGCTCTTCTTCGAGTCCGGCGATCCCGCAATCAACGCATCCTGTCTCTTATACACATCTGACGCTGCCGACG